GCGTCGAGTGCGTCAGAAGGAGATTTCAGGTCAACATTGTTTTGAGAGTGGACATCCTGATCTTTCAGTTTTTGAGCCACTTCCTCATTGTTTTTGCTAGGGTCGGGAAAACCTTCGCCCGTTTTGTTTTCGTCTGGCATATGAGTAGGTTACGCGTTTGATTTTTGACCATCCGTCCACGCCGCGTCATTTTCGAGGGCCGGATAGTTTGTAGTTTGGTTCAGTTCGACACTATCGATCTGTGGCCGAACTGTAAGCGACAGAATGGTGCGAACGGCATCCGAAAAGCCGCGCACTTCCCCGCTCCGAATGAGCACTTCCGGGATTTCGCCTTTGGGCAAATTCACGGGAGAAGCTTCACACAGCTTCGGAAGAAATCGTTTTCCTGTGGGTGTGGCTAGAAACGCACGAAGGTTAAGTTCGTCGTCACTCGACCAATCGAGAGGTTCGTTTGTAATCATGGTAGGTTAAGAATTTCACTGGAGTGGAATGTTAGGATCGATACCGGCAGCCATCGCCTGTTCTTCCATCATCGCGGCTTGATCGAGCGCCGCAGACTCTTGCTGAAGCTGCGCGGCCTGCTGATCGAGCGCCTTCAACTCCGCTATAGCCTGCCCGGCTTTCTTGACGAGTTGCGCAATAGGCGCGAGTTGTTCCTTCGTGGCCACTTTCTGCTCGACGGCGCGATTGTAATGCTCTGTGATATGCGCGAGGACCGCTTCCAAAACTGCCGTATCCGCGCCGCCCTGCATAAGCTGCTGCGCCATGCCTTCGGCGACCGGCACCATGATCTCCAAATGGATCATGTGATTGTCCCGAGGACTGACCGGCACCGGCTGCGCTTGCGTGAGCAACGTCATTTCCAACTGCTGCAACCGCTTCTGCTCCGCTTCCTCAGTCGGATCATTTGTCGGCAACAGCACACGTTTGGCGAAGTCAGAACCAATTCGATTGGTAAGGTCTTCGACTTCAAGCTGGCGTTGATTGTAAAGGGGGTTGCCGCGTTTTTCGGCGGCGATAGCGACCACAAGTTGTCGCTCGATAGGAGTCAGATCAACAATCGAAGCTGCAACCGGCTGTTTCGCGAGCACATCCAGTTCTTCGCGAGTCATGTGCTTCAGTAACTTCTCCTGCGCAGCTTTCGCATCTTTATCAGCGGTATCCGGGTCACAAATACGGCGCTGCATCGTGGCGATCAAACACGTGAACTGATTAAGAAAACGAGCGATCTTCGCGTCGCGTCCTTCTTCCTCACGTTGCGCCAAAAGCGCCCACGCCTGCGGAGACCGAAAAGCTTCGCCCTCAACCTTCGGGGTGCTGACCGAACCGATGAGTTGATCGGCGAGCGATGAAAAATAAGCGTCGAGTTTCAAGAACGGCTCGACGTTACCGTCGATTTTCTGTTCGAGAAAGGTCCAACCAGTCGGGACGATAGCCATCGCGCCCACCACGGACATCTTGAACTGATTGATTTTCTTGATGTCCCCTTGCACGAGCGTTTTTCCCGACATGATCGCGCGATCCACAACTTCATTGCGCGCGCGGTCGATCATCCCGGCCAATTCGTAGAGATTGCGACCAATCCCCTTGCTGCCGTGCATGGTGTCATTGCCCTTCTCGTATGAGAAGAACGCGAGACAGTCCTGCATACTGTCAAACCGGTCGTCGTGCTCGAAAATCAGCTTGTATTCATCGCCCACGAATCGATAGTGCGAAACTTTGCCCGTAACCTCTCGCACGAGCAGCGAATAGATGCACACGACGCTTACTCCGGCCATGTAAGAGGCACCGATGGTCAATTCGCGCTGCGCGTTCTGATACCACGCTTCGATATTACCACTCGTCCCCAATCTCTCGGCAATTTGCTTCGGCGCGGCCTTGTTGATGGCCTCGCGGCACGCGTCGAGCTTCCAACCGACTGCCTTGGCGGCATCGGCGTCCTCGATCATCGCAAAAAGTTCGTGCGGTAAAAGATTTTCCCGTAAAACCACGACTTGTGCAAAGTTGACGTTCTGTTTGGTCCCATCGGCGAGGAAAACTTCATCGCAGCGGAAGTGCTGCGGCATAAAGTTGTATTCATCCAGCCATGCAAGGACCGTAGAACCAAAAAGGGAGTCGTCGAAGGCGATGTTTTCGAGGGTCGTCGTCCAACCCTTCTTGTTGCGAATCGTCTTTGTAATCGTGTCACGAAAAGTTTCCGTTTTCTCGACCGAGTTTTCGTAGGAGTCCGGCAGGGACGAGTCGGTGAAGTATTTCAGGCCCCCAACGGCCTCAGTGAGCCGAGGGAAGACCTTTTCGATCAAACTGGCGAGGGGTTTGGTGCTGAAATTCTGCCGCCAGCCCAGTCCGTCCTGTTCGAGCTTCTTCGAGTCGTAAGGTTTCTCGGAATTATACTTGGCGAGGATGCGGGAACTGACAATTGCGCGGTTTCGCCCGGCCTGAATGACCTGTTTGACAACTTCGACGCCCATTTGGACGCTGGTGATCGAACGCCGAGTCGGTTCGCCGGACTTATTGATCTCCGGCGACTCGATTAGGCCCCCGGTGAAGTCTTTCGGGGGCTGAGTTGACGGCTTTGTTTCTAAAGGCATATCAGGTCGTTAAAACAGTGCCGAATTATTGGCGTTTCGCCAACGGCTTTTTGATCCACACCCTCGGCCACTTGTCAAGGGGACATTTTTCGGTGTTCATGGCAGTCTTCGCCTCTGTAAAACATCCGCACTTCAAACACTGCAACTCCATCGGGTCAAAAAAATCGCACCGCTCACAAATTTTATGACGCTGTTCACTTAATTCGGTGGTAGCGAGCACCTTAAACCCAAAAAGCCGAGCGATGGACACCCGTAACACGGCGGCGAGGGCACGAAACGGCATCATGAGAAGCATTTTCATACGGTTTTTTGCTTTCTCCAACAGAACGACGGTAGCTCGGCGTCATTCACGCGCACCTGATCGAGATGCACGGAAGTCGCGGAGTCTTCCCCTAGCACATTGCAACCGTTTAAACGACCATCAGCGACCCGCTTGCCCAAAATTTCCTCACGGGAAGCCCGAACTGCGGCCTTGCATGACCCACAGCCGCTCGGATACGGTTGATTATGCGGGCAGTTCGCACAAACCAGCGCCCGCGCCTTCGCTTCTGTCTCAGAAACGTATTGCTGCTCTCGCTCGGCGCGCGCTTTTCGTATCGTGTTGAACCATTTCAGCACCCGGCCCTTGAGCGAAGTCTTCCGCAACTCCGCTTTCACCTGCTCCGGGTTCTCGTCATGACACAAACTCTCGTTCCGCTTGCACGCTTGGTCATGAATTTCCTGCTCCGGGTTTCCGGGCGGCAATTGATTTCGTTTTCGGTAAGACCTGACCCTAGAAACAACCTCCGTCCACGACTGGCCACGGTGCATCGACTGGTCCTGCTCGATAAAAAAGTATCCGTCCTTCGGATAGAGGTTGACGTTTATGCGTTTCATTCCACCCCCAAATAATCGCTGCGGTTGGAAGGGTCAATGTAGACCCCATTCTGAACATCCCGGCCAACCTCCCACCAATCATCAAACCCATCGTTGGCTTCCACGTCCACCCCCCGCATCGAAAGCGTCACCTGAGCCCCCCGGCGCGCAGCCAGCACAAGCAGTGTGAGCGAGTCCGCATCGTCCGGGCTGGCGTAGCCACGGCTCATGTAATCCTTCTTAGACTCCACCCGGCGCTTCGCCCCCGAACGAAAACGGCGCTGCGTCACCTGTTGCGTCAGCTTCGAAAGATCAATCGCAGGATTGATGAGCATATACCCAAACTCTCCGAACGCGCGCAACGCGAACCAAAGCTCCGAGCAAATGCGGTCGAAGTCCTCGGCGCACAGCTTGCTATCCTCCAGCATGATCTTTCCTTCGCTGGGAGAGCCGTAAAAATTAATCTCGTGGATCGCGGACGACCACTCATACTTGATCAAGTCCGACACGCCGGAGCCGTTGCCCGTGCGGTCGATAGCGAAAAATTCTGGACGCACACCCGCGTGCTTGTTGATGCGCAGCACTTCCTCTTTCATCGCGATGGTGTCACCCTTCGGCAGCACGAACTGCTGATCGACTGACAGACCCCAGCGTGGAGTCACCTGACCCATCTTGTCCTTGAACATGACCGTCAACCCGTTGGGGTGCTCGATTGACGGCGGCAGCTTCTTGCCCGAGGCGCGGCCCCACGAGCCGAGCGTGTAGCTGGCGGCTGCGCCACCTTCGAGCGCCGTGTCGAGCGCGCCTACCCGGATCGGTTCTTCATACCATACAAATTCGCCACGCCACTTCGGGAACATGCCCGGAGGAATGACGGTAAGCTCGACGCCCTGCGGAGGATACGCGCCGCGCCCCTGCGTGAAATACCCCGCCGACTGCCGACCGCCACCGTTCTCGGCAATCTTCTGGAGCCCCGCCCGAGTCTGCAAGCCGGGATACACCGTCTTGCCCTGCACCACGTTCTCACACTTCTCGCCGTCGAGACGCAACACTTCCCAGCCACGAATCGACTTCCATCGGAAGTGCTGATCCACGTCGAAGTTTTCCCATCCGAACTGTGGCTCAGCACGCTTGCCCAACTCGTTGCTCTGGTCCGTGGGATTGTAAGCGCCGAACAGTTTAAACGTCTGTTTGCCCGCGCCCTCGTCTTCGACTTGCGACAGGATGTTGTCGATGTCCTTCCACAAACCCTGCGGCACGTTCTCTAACTCGTCGATGAAAATGAAAAGGCGCGACAGTGGACCAAAGATCGGATGCGGCTTCGGACGCGGCTTGCGCTTCGTTCCTTGCAAACGACCGGACTTTTTATTCGAGCCAATGGGAATGACAACGCCACGAATCGCGGACACCTGATTGCGCCGGTCCATGCCAATGTAGAGATCGCCGACTTCGCCGGGCATCGGAAGCTTCGCGTCGCGATGCAGCCCGACCAGATGCGAAAAAAGATTCTGTTCCAAGTGGGACTCGCTCGGGCCGACGACGCGCACAGCGGTCCAGTTCGGGTCGCGAATCCATTCGAGCATCAGCCGCACGCCGAAGGAGTAAGACTTCGACATGGACGCTGCGCCCATGATCAGCCCGTTGCTCGCCTCATCAAACAGTCTCCAGATGTCTTTGACCGACTGCGGCTCCGGGGAGAACTGCGTCGGGGTCCAAAGAATCTGCGCGGCTTCCTCCATGCCGCCAGAGTTGAGCAGATAGTGGAGATAATTCTGGAGCACCGGCATCACGTGACGCGGGTCGTCGTTCGTGATTTTGACCGGGAGTTTGCAGACCTCGACAACGAACTGAGCGGCTTCCCTCAGTTGCTCCTTGTGGACCATCGCCGCGACACGCGCAGCAACTTCTTTTTGAAAATAGTCAGTCAGCACGTCGGCGGATAGCTTCCATTACGTCGTCAGCGTCCCAGTCCGCAAACCGCAGCAACGGGAGACTCGACGGAGGGGTGTGAAAATCGGTGCAGATATCGAACCGGTAGTCAAGCTTCGTCATGACGGCTCGCTTTTTGCCAATCTGCCGGAGCGTGTCTCGACTGATCGCCACGCAGCCCGGATAAAACATCACGCCGCCAGCGGCCAGCCGCTTCGGCTCCAGACCAAAATTGATCACGTTGGCCGAGACGAGCACGCCCGGCTTGTTGTAATGCTTCACGGCGAACAAGGACTTCGTGAGACGGGTAAACTTGCGCCGACTGGCCAAATGTTCATCCGCCATGCGATCTGTGAGCAGCAGCGGAGTCCACCCCCACTTGCGCCAACTCTCAGACCAGAGCCGAATGAATCTTGCTTGTTCCTTCGGCGCGTCCGCGTCCGAATTGTAGTAGGTGTAGACGATCATATCTCAAAACGGTGCCGGGGCTAGTCACGTTCATAACAAACGCCGCCCCGGCGTCAACAAAAGAGAGCGGTCAAGCCGCTCGGCGGCGTCATCTCCATCTTCTGGCCGACTGTCCCGCATTTAAGTTACAAGGAAATAGTGCTAAGCAAATCCCGTGCCGTCCACAAAAATCAAACGGGCCGGGGTTTTTGTTATCCCCGGCCCGCAAAACAATTTGATACGTCAAAAGTGTGTCGATTACTTCATAGGCGACTCCTTTCCGTGGCGATTTAAGATTAATGCCATTATCATGTTCGCCCAAACAGTGTCATGCTTGGGCAAATTTGTCAACCCTTTTTTCCGCCATGGCCGTTCTTGTAGCCCGGCTCTTTCCCGTTCATAATACGGGCCAGCCGCAACTCACATTGTTCCTTGTGACGAGCTTTTGCTTGCTCCACAACATCCTCGGGCCGGACGCCTTTGGATTTTACGTATTGGGTGTATGCTCCGCGCATGTTTGTCCTTTCATTGTGTGTTTAGAATACTGGTAGTGAACCGTTTTACGATCCCACGGCTTCCCAGTAGGGGAAGGCAGCGCGGACTCGTTAAGAAAATTGGCGACGGCTTGAAACGTCATCGAAGAATCGCGCAAGGCGATAAGCTGGTTGACCACTTGACGCTGACCATTTGTGGCCCCATACGGCAGCGGACCCTCGCACCGGCCCGTCGTTTTTCGAATCCGGTCGCGAGCCTTGGCCAGCTTCAACACCAGTTCGCTTTTCTGCCACTCGGCGAGCGCGGCCATGAATTGCCGGATCAGTTTTCGGGTTGGGTCTCCGGCGTCCGAGGCAACGTCGATCAGCGCCTCATGATCGCACGCGTAAACTTTGATCCCCCGAACCCGGCACTCCTTCAAAAGCATCTCGCTAACCATGAGATCGCGCGCGAGCCGGTCCATCCGCTCAACCACAATGACACCAATTGGTGTCAAACCTTGCGAGACATGCGCGTCGTGAGTCTCGATAAACTCACGGAACGAAGGGCGATCCATGCCCTCCCGTTTTCCTGACACTGCCTTCTCGAAAAACTCGCCCGCGAATTCCAGACCGTGTTGCGCGAAAAACTTGTCGCATGCGTCACGCTGGCGGTCCGGGCCGTCGCCGTTTAGTTGGCCCCGGCCTGACACGCGGATGTATCGATAGGCTTTCATGTCAGTTCCAGTAATGAGGCGGGCGCTTCCAAAGAAACCCGCGCGCTTCCCACCATCGGCGGGAGTGACGCGTGGGCGTGATTTTGTGCCCGACCACTTTTCGTTCGTTGCGGTCCACATAGACCGCAACCGCAAAGCCGTTCTGAGACGGCTGGACCATCGTTACTAGGGTGCTCATTTACAGGGATAAGTATACCAGAAG